GTGTCCTGTCCGCCTCAAAAAAACGACCACCTTTGCTCAAATTGCACTTTTGACACATTTGCTTCAAATTCCACATTTCATCGCTTCCACCTAGCCTCTTAGGTATCACATGATCGATGTGCATTGGGCCTTCCGTTGTGCCACATTGCTGACACGCTCCATCACGCTTTAGCACAGCTTCTCTGGTTTTCCGCCAAGCTCGTGAGCCACCATTCTTCCAAGCTCTCGACATCAATGCCACCCATGCTTTCGCCAATGAGCCAAAGCTCCATTGCAAATCTTGCCTTGATACCTGTGATCGATGTATCTGAGAGTCCAGTCAATCATGCGATAGCCATCAAGGTTTCTGTATTTGGTGTTGCGCATCTGGCCTAAGCCAAAGTGATTGCCATTGGGATTGATTGCCTCAACACGCCAATTGCTTTCTTTTGTGATTAGTATGTCAAAGCATTTCATCTCTTGCCAATCAACGATTCGTGAGTGAGCATAAAGCTTCAATGAATTGATTGATTGTTTCTTTGTTGCATCTTGTGTGGCCTGTGCCGGTGTTGCGCTAGCAAAACATAGCGCGGCCAATAGCACCAAGCATCGCTTGCGAGCTATCCGCCACAGCGGCTCGCCCACGAGCATGGAGCGTACCGAACTACGCAAATACATTGCAACATTGAGCGTGCTGTTGGGCGTTGCGCACAGCCTGTGGATGATGCCTGTGGATAACCTATTCATAATGACATCTCCTCAATCCGAGCATCATCAACGATCTTGATTCCAAATGTGCCACAGCTCATGCATTGTGCAAACCATTCATGCTCTGTTAATTCTGCACCTTTCTTGAGTCCATGGCGTTGCTTTGGCTTTCCGTAAAGCTTTGAACAAATCGAACAATCAAATTGCAGGATGTGCATAATTGCTCCTCATAAGTGTTTCGATTGGTTGCAGATTGATTTGTGGCACGCTCCAATTGTTTTGTGATGCGTTTCGATAGCGTGGTTTTTTCGCTACGGCCACGGGCATCCAGCCCACGATGTGCATCTTTGGTGTGTTGCCTGTTACCAATACGGCAATGTCTCGGTCATGGCGATCTGAATCTTGAATCCATAAATTGCTGGCTGGATTGGCTGACCATTTGACTTCGATGTGCTCGCCCACATCCGCCTTTGACTTATCCCATGTGATGCCCGGTGTGTAGTCATAACCCAATCGCTTGGCCACGAATAACTCAGCTGCCATTGATTCGCCCATTTGGGCCACATACTCAAACCACGAAAGGTTTTTTACAATGCGTGAGCTGTGATCAGCTGATCGATCATGGCAATGTTGGATGGCTGCAATCATGCATTGCACTTCCTCAATGCGATCTATCATCGGCAATCACCACAAAACCAAATTATGTTGTCTTGCTTGTCATAGCCTTTTTGGTAGCCAAAGTGATCCAATCGCCTCAGCTGCGAGCACTTGTCGCATTGCTCGATTTTGTATTCCTCAACGATTTCGCCATTGCACATCAATCGCGCTTTCATCTCTTGAGGATAAATGATCTCTACATAGTCGCTCATATCTGTGGCTCCCATGCTCCTGTGCTGCGCAAGACATACCAACGAGGCGTGCATTGCTTTTCTTTAACCTTTTCGCTGCAAAAGTAACCAGCCCATGATTTCGGTGCATCTGGCTTGCTTTGATTCCAACGCATTGATCCATGTGAGCACGATGGCACGGCATCAGCTGTCCATGCAGAATCGGCCGATGATCCAAATGATGGTGTTCCGGCTTGCTCAGCTTCTGCCGCTGTTTGATAACTCGGCACATCTCCATGTTTTGTGCTCCAATAGTCATAATCGGCTGCCGGTGTTTCAGACTTAACCAATGCCATGACCTCTTTGGTTGCCTTCTCGGTGTTGCCCATAACCAAGGCCATCACGCGCATCAAAGCTGATGTGCAAGTGTCCTCAATCATCCAGCGTTTCATTTTGTCCGGATAAGCTGCAAGATAGCCGTATGCATAATCAATGCCGGCTGGATCGATTTCGGTTTGATTGCGAAATGCTTTGGCTTGTACTAGCACATAGCCTTTTTCGGCATTAAATTCAATAATGTGCGATTCCAACCTACCTTGCGGAAATGTGGCAATCCAGCGGTCTGTGCGCTCTTTGTTGCCTTCGTACCCATCCATGAAAGAGGCCATCACTTGGCCTTCCGATCAGCTGAGACGGCATGGCGTGCCACGGCTCGGCCTCTTGTATAGCCTTGTCGCTCGCCTTCCTTAAAACCTACCGAATAGGCCATGACGGCCCAAAAGGCTCCAGCGATCAAACACATGATAACAATTGATGCTTCGTTCATTGTATTGCTCCCGATTCGGGAACTACTGTGCTTCGCTCCCAAAAGAGAGAGTGACAGGCAAATGCGACAAATTCAAGAATCACGCTCAAATCATGGCGTGTCGCTACCGCCTAAACGCCTTTCAATGCTTTTTTCATATTCTGATTTTGTGGTTTTATCTTTGAGGCCATTAGATGCCAAAACTCCACCCAATGACCCGGTGAGAAAGATTGCCAAGGTTTTGAGTAAATCGATGAAAGCTGCATCATTGGGAGCTTGTGCTCCAATTGGCTGAGTTACAAAGATCAATGCGTAAGTGATGCCAAGAGTTACAATCAAAAAGACAAATGACAAAACCGCGCCAATAAGAAACATCAAGCGTGCTTTGATTTCCTCTTGACTTAAGCGGTCTTTACTCTTTGAAGCCATCGCCAATCAAATCCTCCGTACAGGTACCAGTCACTTTGCATTGCGGTTTTAAGCATTCCGGGTTTTCCCAGTTTTCATGCAATTGGCATGGGTATCGCACCCAGCCTTGATAACCACACCCGGCAAGGCTTAGCAAAAAGATCAAAGCTAAACCTGCCGCGAGTGATTTCCGGATCATTTCCCCGTTGAACCGAAAGCTTTGTCAGCTGGATTGAGCCAGCGCAAAATGACAGGCACAACAGCTGCCACGCCACCCATTGCCATTGCCTTGATGTCGCCACCGGCCATGTACACGGCCAAAGCTGCTGCTATGTATGAGCGCGCCCATGATGCCGCAATTGCTTTTGCTTGTTCCATTATTTTTCTCCTTTTGGTCGATCCGGTAAATCACCGGCAAACGGCTCATAAGCTGGTCGGCCATAACCGATAACAAATGAGCGTGCTCCCAAAGCTCTTGATTTGACCATGACTTCGCCACCATTGCGCTGACTTCCTGAACCGCCTGATGTGTTGCCTTCAATGGTCACGATCTGTTTTTCCGATGCCCGGATCACCAAGCCAATGTGATTGATCGTTTCTTTATCATCGATGATGAAATCAAAGAAAACAAAGTCACCAATCTTTGGTGTGGTGTGCCATTGCTTGGCTTTCTTAAATGCCTCGGCACCGGCTTTTGTGCTAACCACATTTGGCACCTTGACCCCGGCTTGATGAGCACACCAATTGAGAAATGAGCCACACCATGGCAGCTTGTCGGCTTTCATAAATTTGCCGTACTTTGTTTCATTGTTGCCTGTTTCGATTGTGCCCACCTCAGCGAGCGCAACCTGAATCAAACGCGGCAATGTGCCTTGTGGAAAATCACTCATGGCGAGGTTGGAAATTCCGCATCATCGGCCAATCCTCCTTGTGCTGGCAAATCTCTTAATGCTTGACGATAAGTAGCCCAAGCTAGTTTATCTACTGGTGAATCTGGTAATTGAGTCCAATCAGATTGCTTTAATAAAATATCTCTATAATACCTTAAAGCAGTCCAGCGCATTTCTTCAGTTTCAGAAGTATCAAACATTGGAATAAAAGAAAACTTACTCATAGTACAACCACCGTAATCCTTCTTAAATCGTAGGAACCACTTGCAGTTACATTGCATTTGTATTTCATTGTAAAAGTATTAGAACCAGCCGTCAGGTTGTCTAGGTATGTCACCGCGGTTCCCATAGATGAAGAACCAAAGGCAACAGATGCGCTTCCTGAGTCCGCTGCTGCAATTGTCGTTGCTCCACTCACATCAAAACTTACAAAATTAACATTTGTTGTAAAGAATCTTGCCTGAACAATAACTAAGGCTTTTGTTCCTGTTGTGATAGTGACTGTTGGGTCTGTTCCTGCTGATGCTGCGTAAGCGGTTCCAGCAGGATTATTTACGGAAGCAGCTTGATAATCCGTTGCAGTTTTTGCAAGCGAAAACCACTTTAAACCTGTTCCTGTTGAACTATCTGCTATAAGTGTCTCGCCATTTGCGCCCACGGCTAAGCGGGCTGGTGTGTCGTTTGCACTAGCTGCAATTAGATCGCCTTTAGCATCTACAATTGTGTTTTGGATTGCATTAGCATCATCTGATGTGACCCACTTGAAATCCATGTCTGTGTTGCTATTTTTGGCCAACACTTGATCGGTTGTGCCACCTAATAGATCAGCCAATGATGTGGCCACAGCTTGTCCGAAAACTTCAAAATCCGCTGGCAAATCCGTGACCAAATCGGTCGGTGTCGGCATTTGCCACGAAAATGGATTGGTCGGGTTGCTCACTTGTTTCTCCTTACGCTACGACTAGCGCGGTGGCCCAATCTAGGCTGCCGCTGATTGTGTTCCATTGCTCTGCAATTGCGACATCTTGCCATTGCATGGCTTGCAATGAAAATGCCAATGGGGAAAGAATAGCCGTGACCGATACGCTGTTGTAAGCGGCACGCCATGTCCAACCTTCCACAAAACCAAGATAAGTGCCGGATGCCATGTTCAACGGCAAATCTGAAATACGCAATGGCAATCCCATGAAAATGTTGATTAACGCATCCCGGTCAGCATCATCAATTTCCGGATTGGTGAGCTCAAAAGTGATTTGGTTAAAATTGGCCTGTGGATAGGCTCTGAGCGTTAAGTAAAAAGCAGCTTGATCCCCGGCATCGCTGGCATTTTCAATTGTGGTGGTGATGATCTGTGCCAATTTGCCATACAGGCCAATTGATGTTGCATCAGAATTGACAACCTCATTGCTTGAATTGTTGCCGTATTTGATGACAATTTCATTGCGGATGTCACCAGCTCTCGTCTGGATCGAAAGTGAATTGGCCAAAGCCTGAGCAGCTGAAAGATCGGTGTATCCGTTCGCTGCCAAATAAATCGATCGATGTGTGCTGTCAGCATAAGAGATTTGCCCCAATGCGTTTTCGTAAATGTAACCCAATCCCGATGTTGCCAAAGCTGAAACCAATGAATAAACATTTGTCGTTGATGCACCGCGATTGGCCAGCTCATAATTGCCTGGTGTATCAATCTCACCCAATCCCGTGTTTTGGGCATCTTGCCATTGCTCTGTTGGATCATAGGTTGCCCATTGCAAAGCTGCCGGCACTTCGTTCCATGAGTTAATCAACAGATCAGTCAGAATTGTGAGAATCTGAACCCCATCAAAATCTTTAGCCAAAACGCCTTCGGTCAATGCTTTTGGCAATCGAGACAATGCACCCAATGCCAGAATTGAGACCGATTGATTGATCCCAACAACGCCCGATGCAGCAATGCCAATGTCAAATTCTGTAACAGTACCGCCGAAAATGGGCACAAATGTGTTCGTTGAATCTTGCAATTCAATTGTGACAGCATCATTAATTTCAATGTCGATGATGGATTGATCCAGATTGATCAGCTCAAGATTGACATACCCGGCATTTGCTTGCTCATAAATGTTTGTCCGGCCAGATGTGATTGAAAGGTTGGCCAATGCATAATTGGTGTATGTCTCACCGCCAATGATTACGCGCCAAACGGGATTGAAAACACTCATGCTGACACAAAATTCGTTGCGCCATTGGTGCCGCGATAGGTTGAATTGTTGAGCGCATCAACCACAGCTCTTGAGAAACCTTCCTCATCGATGACGGATGGAGAATTGACATTGATTGTCACATTTGGTGTGTTTGATGCAGCCAAAATTCCAGCAAGCGTGTTTGTATTGACACCAGATGTGCCAAATGCAAATGGCTTGTTAGAAGCCGCCATAACTCCGGCCAAAGTTGTGGTGCCGCTTGTAAAATTATCAAAAGCTCCAGCAACATCATCAACAACCTTTTTGGTGTCTTTTGCAATCTTTGTTACCGCGCCGCCTATTGATCCGCCCGTTGCGCCGCCGCCAGTTGCGCCACCAGTTCCCCCGGTCAATCCGCCTCCAGTTGCGCCACCACCGGTTGATGATCCTCCACCGGATGTGAATCCAGTTGGCAATGATGCAGCTGGCACCGAAATGCCTCCGGTGGAGCTTGATCCGCTAGATGTTCCAATCTTTGAAATTGGTGAAATGTCTGCGCCCGGCTTGATTAGGTTGAAACCACGGATCGCAACATTGACCAGATCGATTGCTGTGTTGATCAAACCTCGCAAAGCTCCAACGACATTTGCCATGATGTTTAACACAACGCTGGCTACATCGCCAACCACGCTGAAAGCTTTGCCAATAACATTGCCAATGATTGGAGCGGCAGCTTTGATGACATCAAAAAAGGCTTGAAATTCATCTTTGTTTTCAATAACAGTTTTTTTGATTTTGTCGAAAGCTGATCGGAAACCTTCAAAAATAGGTTGCACAAAATTTTTGATGCCATCAGCCAATGTTGTTAATGTTCCATCCATTCCACCGGATTTTTTGCCAAAAGCATCAGCAACTTGTTGCACAATTGGGATGACCTTTTCTGAAAAGAAATTGGCCAATTGTAAAACTACCGGCAAAAGTGCCTGACCAATTGTAGTTTTGGCATTTTCTAATTGAGCTGTAAGGATGCGTGTTTTGTTGGCCAAACCATCGCTGGTGCGCTCAAAATCGCCTTGGGCAGCTGATGTTTGCTTGTAAATTAAAGCTTGAGCTGCCAACACTTTTTGCTGTGGTGTCAAGGCATTTTTGGTGGTGCTTATGATTCCCAATTCCAAAGCGGCTTGGCGCAATGAGGCATCATCAAGCAAAACGCCATATTGGCGCAATGGCTCAGCTTCGCCACGCAAAGCCGATCCAATCGCATTGATTGCTTGCTCTGGTGATGTGTTGTTGAAAGAGGCCAAATCTGATGACAATTTAACAAAGTCGATTGAGAATTTGCTTAGATTCTCACCGCTTAAACCGGCTGATTTTCCAAATGTGGCAAATGTAGCTGCGGCATCCAATGCCTGTTGCTTTGTCTGGCCTAACGATGCGGCGGCACCATCGGCAAATTTCTCGATGTCTTTGGCTGACTTACCAAATAAAACATTAACTTTTGAAATCGTTTCGCCCAAATCGCTCGCAGCTTTAACAGCATCCACGCCAATTTTGATTGCCATTGCACCAGCTGCGGCAGCAACGGCAGCAAAAGCCAATGCAGCCTTTTTGCTAAAATCACCGATTTTACCGGCAAAACCATCGACATCTTTTGAGCCTACATTGAGGCTTTGCTTGAGTTTATCTACATCAGCAAGAATCGAAAGCTTAAGTGTTCTTGATTGACCGGCCATCACCACTCCTTCAAAATCTTAGTAAATGCATTTTCCCATTGAGAGATGATGTGAGGCTGTTCGGCGCGCAATGTCGGATAGATAAAATATCCAAATGATCCAATGCCGCCGGGAGCTTTGCCAGACCAAATTGGAAATTGCCTAAATTTCTGTGAGCCAAATTCGTAACCGCCCCAAAGCTGTTGTGTGGTACCGCCACCGCTAAATTTTTGAGATACAAAGCCGTAGCTGATCTCACCAATCTTTGATGACTTACTTACGCGCGATCCTTGAGCAATGCGAATTGCCGCCTTATTTGGGCGGCCACCAGCTGCGGCTGTGACTTTCGATTGCAGGTAAGTGGCCAATCCATTTGAAACGCCTTTGGCCTCAGAAACAGCTTGCTCATCCATGGCTTTGAAAGCCTTGATGATGCCGCGCAAATCACTCTTGTCGTAAGTGATTGGTTCAGTTGCCATTTTTTGTCCTTAGAATCTCAAAAGCGGTCAAGACATCCTCTGGTGTTTGAAACTCTGATCGTGACAATCCGGTATGGATAGCCAATTCCCAAATGATCCGGTTTAAGCTTCCCGGCTCGTAGCTTTTGGGTTTTCGGATTCTCCCATGCTGATGTCAGTCACAGTTTCGCACCACACTTCAAAAGGCTTTACAGTCTTTCCGGCTGCCTCGCGTTTCATTGCGTGATACGCCAAAAACATCAAATCAGCAATTCCCAATTTCTCCGCTACTTGTTGAATTGTGTTTCCGCTTTGGCGTTCCCATTTCATCCACTCCGGTGGAAGCGCGGTATAGGTTGCGCTTTCCCCCGTAGTGAATTCAATTGTAATTGGTAGTTTCATGCTCCCGATCTCCTTTATTTATAGCGTTGGTGTTGTTACACAGGTAAAGGATAGTGAAACAGTTTGTGCATCTGGTGCGGTGCCTCCAGCTGATGGGAAAATTGGCTGCA